ATCATCAGGAAACAAAATAGATATTGAATTTAATGAGATAGATTTATCAAAATTTAAGAAGAATGAGGCAATAGGTGGATATGATACAAATACAATGAGAAGAACAGGCTTGGAGCTTGTAGATGAAGTATATTCAAAATTCTCAGAATTACCTGCTTTTATAGATATTCCAGATTTTTCTCACGAAAGTGAAGTTGCGGCGGTTATGGAAACAAAAGCAGGAAATATAAATACAGGAATGTTTGAAGCAATAGCTTTAATAAACGCACCTGACAATAAAAGATATGATGAAATCCCAAGTTGGAAAGATGAAAAAAATATAATATCAAAGGATCAAATCGTGCTTTATGGGAATATTAAACTTGCTGACAATGTTTATTTTCCGTCATTACATTATGCGGCACTTTCTTTGAAAACGGATTCTGAATTTGACGGAATACCTTCTCAAACTCCTTCTAATTATTCGTATAAAATGGATGCATTAGCTTATAAAAATGCAGATGGAGTATTTGAAGAAATTAGATTAGACAAGGAACAGCAGGCTAATTTTTTGAATAAAAATGGGGCAATTACTGCGATTAATTTCAAAGGTTGGAGATGTTGGGGGTCTGAAACGGCTAAAAATCCGTTAGCAACAGATCCAAAAGATAAGTTTACATACACGCGTCGAATGTTTAAATATGTGGGTAATGAACTGGTTATTACATATTTTAATTCAGTTGACCAAAAATTCTCTTTAAAATTAGCTGAAACGGTTACAAAATCTGTAAATATCCGGCTTAAAGGTTTGGTGTCGGCTAATCACTTTTTATCGGCTGAAGCTGTTTTATCTGAAGAAGATAATACATTAGAAAATGTAATAAATGGGGATATAACATGGACCATTAATCTTGGAGTAATACCAGCAATGAAATCTATGACATTTAAGAAGAAATATGATGTAAAAGCGTTGGAGACATTTGCTCAAGCATTAAAACAATAATTTAAGGAGGTAAAATAATGGGAAAACACCAAATACCAACGGCATTAAATGATGTTGAAATATATATAAACGGATCGAGTAAACTTGCAGGAGTTGGAGAGGTAGAACTGCCTAACCTTGAAACTTCGTCTGTTAATATTGAACAAATTGGGATGGTATCAGAATACGAAGCGGCACTTACTGGGCATTATAAAAAACTTGAAGCGAAAATAAAAATGGACTGCGTAGATGAAACACTTTTAAATTTCAATAACAACAATGAACTTTTAATTGAGTGTAAAGGAGTTATTCAAAAAATGAATAAACTCACACATGCTCCTACTTTTGTGGGAATAGACGCTACTTTTAAGGGAATGATTAAGAAATTCGATGGTCCAAAATTAAAACCAGGATCTAAACTTGAAGCTTCTTTTGATTTAACAGTAAGTTATTACAAAATGGAAATAGACGGAAAAGAAATAGCTAATATTGATGTGTTTAATAGAATAAGTAATGTAAATGGGCAAACTAACAGCAAAATTAGAAGATTGCTGGGATTAATATAAAATAGGAGGATAAAATGATTGTAAAATTATCAAAAGAATACAGTTTAGGGAGTAAAAAGTATAAAGAAATTAATTTAGATTTGGAAGGAATGTCAGGTTTAACATTAATTGAAGCCGAAAGAGAATACTATACAAGAAATAAAAATTCAATGATAAAAGAGTTGGAATATGGATGGTATCTAACAGTTGCTTCAGAATCAAGCGGAATTAAATATGGAGATTTCTTGAAATTAAATGCTAGAGATTGCGTGAAAATTGTAAATGCTGTTAGGGGTTTTTTACAAAGTACGGACTTGGAAGAAATAGAGGAAGCAGAAGTAGTAGAAACCTTAGGGTCAATAGAGTAGAAGAGATACTAAATTTACAAGATTGTATTACAACTTTAGTAGAAGTTTTAAATTATTCAGATGAAAATAAAACGAGTATAAATGTAAGTTATGAAACTTTAATTAATTGCAGATTGTATGAATTAGAATATTGGAATTTGAGAGCTGAAAAGTTGTTAGAAGATTCAGAAAAGAGAAGTTCTGAAAGTGAATAAAAAAAGAGGACTCATCAGTCCTCTAAATCCTTTGAAAAGAAAGCATACATAATAGAAGTACTTAGCGAAAGGTAGATAGCAACCCAAAAAGGTCCAAAAATAAAAATTAATGGAAAAGATATAAGAGCTATAAGGAATGAAGCAAGAGCTATAAAAATTTTTAGTCCTGTATTAGTTTCTTTTTTAGAAAAATTCTTTTTTGCTGATTTTTCAGTAATATTCTTAAAATAATTTTTTATTTTATCTTCGTATGGTTTAACTTCATCTTTTGTTAAATATTTAAAAAAGTTTATAATATAAATTTTGTATTTATCGTATAGTTTTTTCATAACAAACACCTCTTTTTATATTTATATATTAAATTATACAACGAAAACATCAAAAATACAATGGATGAAAGGAGGTAAAATGGCAAAAGATTTAACACTTAATATAGTCGCAGCAGCTTCAGTAGCTGGAGCTGTTAAAGGGCTTTCAGAATTATCGAAAAGTTTTAAGACTTTGAAAGATAATACAGAAAATTTGTCAAAAACATCTAAAAAATTAGAAAATTTTGATAAAGTTAGAGAAAAACTAACTAAAGTTAATGCTGAGTATAAAACTTCATCTGAAGCTCTTAAAAAGTTGAAACAAGAATATAATAGTACAGGTCAAGGAAACGCAGAATTTGCTAAAACTGTCAAAGATGCTGAAAAGCATGTAAATAAATTGGCTAATGAAAAATCAAAATTAACAAACGCTTTTTCAAATGCAAAACAGGCTATAGAAAGCGAAGGGCATAGCTTAAAAGATTACAGAGATACTCTGCATAAAGTGAACAAAGAATTAGAAGTAAATAAACAGTTAAAAAGTATTCAAAATCAACACCAAAATAGACTTGAAGCTATAGATAAAGTTGAAGGTTTTGGAGATAGAGCAACTGTTAGAGGTTTAGCTGCTGGAGCTGCGACGGTTCTCCCTTTGAAATTAAAAATAGAATTGGAAGAAGCACAGGCAGATTTGAGAAAAGTTGCTGAATTTGGCTCTAAACAATTAGAAAAAGAATTTTATCAGGCAATGAGGAATTTGAGCGACAATTCCCCATTATCTCAAAAAGAATTGTTTGAAATAGCAGGAGCAGGAGCACAAGCTGGGATAAATACACGAGAATTAGCGCAATATACAAAAGATGCTTCAAAAATAAAAGTTGCCTTTGATATGGACACACAAGCGGCAGGAAATTTCTTGGCTAAAACAAGAGCTCAGTTTGGCATAGGACAAAAAGAAGTTATGGAATATGCAGATGTTATAAATTATTTGGCAAATAGTGTGGCAGTAACAGCCCCTGAGTTAGTTGATATATCACAAAGGGTAGCAGGACTTGGTGGAATTGCTGGTATTTCTAAAGAAAGTGTTATGGCGATGGGAGCAACCTTGATTGCAAGCGGAGTGAACTCAGAAGTGGCAGCAACAGGGTTAAAGAATTTTTCTTTGGGATTAGTTGCTGGAACAAGTGCAACAAAAGCACAAAAAAAAGCATTTGAAAGTTTGGGATTAAGTGCTGAACAAGTCGCAAAAGATATGCAAGTTAATGCAGATAAAACAATAATTAATGTATTGTCAAAAGTAAAACAGCTTCCTGAACATTTAAGAGCTGCAACTTTGAAAAATTTATTTGGTAAAGAGAGCATACAGTCGGTAACAGAGTTGATGAATCATTTAGATGATTTAGGAGGAGCTTTTGAAAATGTTCATAATAAAGCAAAAACAGCAGGAAGTGTGGATAAGGAGTATGCCGATAGATTAAAGACTTTAAAAACAGCATTAGATACGCTAAAAAACAATTTAGTTAATATAGGGATTGACTTAGGATCTGCTCTGGCACCATCATTATTGAGTTTAACAAATAGTTTAAAGCCAGTTGTAAAAAGTATTGCAGATTTCGTGCAAAAAAATCCACAACTTGCAGCAGGTATTATGAAAGCAGTTGGAGCTTTTGCATTGTTTAATTTAGGAGTAGGTGGAGCTATTAAAGTTGGAGCACCTCTTGCCAGAACTTTAAGTTCAACTGTTTCAATTTTTCAGAAGCTATCAGCTGTTAAGGGATTGGGATTTACAGCGGGAATAGCTAAAGCATTTCCAACAGTTGCAAAATTAGGAAGTGTATTTAAAGGTGTAGGTTCTATTGCTGCAAAATCTTTTGGTGGGTTAGGTAAAATTGCATTAAAATCATTAAATCCGTTTAATGCTATAAAATTAGCGGTTAATGGACTTGGTAAAGGATTTTCAGGTTCATTAAAAATTTTTTCAATGTTTGCTCATCCTTTAACTACTTTTAAAAAATTAATAAGTGTAATAAAAATGGTTGGAATAGCTTTGAAAGGAGCATTTTTAGCAAATCCTGTAGGAGTGATAGTTGGTGCATTAGTTGGATTAGTTGCCATTTTTGTAATTTTATATAAAAAGTCGACTTGGTTTAGAAACGGTGTGAATAATGCAATGAAACAAATTGCACCTCATGTGAAAGAATTAGGTAGAGTTTTAAAGCAAACCTTGGGTCAGGCAATACAACGGGTAAAGAGTTTAATGGTTTCTTCAGCACCTGCAATGAGAGCGGTATGGAATAGTTTAAAACCAGTTATTTCAGCAATAGGAACTGTTATTAAAGTGGTATTGATTGTTGCAATTAGAGTAGCAATAGCAGCTGTGAAGTCACTAGGAAATACTTTTAAACTTATTATCGCAGTAGTTAGAGGTGTAATGCAAATGGTTTCAGGAGCGTTTAGAGCTGCGGTGGGAATATGGAAAGGAATTTTTCAATTATTTGTTGCTTTTTTTACTGGAAAATGGAATGAAATTCCTGGAATTGTAAGTGGAGTGTGGAATGCAGTTAAAGGTGGTATAAGTTCATTTGTAGGCGGTGCCAAAACTATATTGAGCGGATTATTTAATTGGTTTAAAGACCAGTGGAACAATTTAAAAAACTTAGCTTCAAATATAGGAGGAGTTTTAGGTTTTGGAAAGCATTGGACAGGGACTAACTATTTTGAAGGTGGATATACTACTGTAGCAGAGCGTGGAGCGGAACTTATTAAGGTTCCAGGACAACCCGCATTCCTAGCTGAACATGAAATGATGTTAAATTTACCAAAAGGAACTCAAATTTTGAATAATTCCCAAACGAGAAACACTCTTAGCGATAGAATAGGAAAGGTTAAAGAAAGAGTTAGTAAATCTAAAAATAATGGAGGAAATAATTTTGGTGGAGATACTATTAATATAGCGATAACGGTTGGTAATGGTTCTAATCCTAATGCAATAGCACAAGCCGTCGAAAGAGTTTTAAGAGACAGAGAAAACCGTAAAAGAAGGGTGGCATTTGGATAATGGCAAAAACGAGAGTATACAGAACTAAAAATGGTGACACTTGGGATTTAATTTCGTACAAAGTATATGGCACAGAAGGTTATTTCCACGATTTAATAAGGGCTAATCTGAATCTTATAGATATTGCTATATTCGATTCTAACATACCTATTATTATTCCAGATTTTGTAGATACTGGAGTTAATGAAGATACAGATAAGTTGCCACCGTGGAAAAGATAAAAAAGATAAAAGAGGTGATAAAGTATGGGATATGCGAGAAATATAAAGGTCTTAGTGTTTTTCAACAAAAAAGATATTTCAGAAGAAATAGCACATTCCATTTCTTCTGTCACTTATACTGACAATTCAAAAAATGCTATTGACGATTTAGAAATAGAATTAGAGAATTTGGATTATAGATGGTTAAAAGAATGGTATCCTGATGAAAATGCACAGCTTGTAGTTGGAATATTTGAAGATTTGGGCGAATCTGATGGAAAATTTTTGGAATTGGGGACATTTTATGTAGATGAACCAACTTTTGACAATGATAGAGTAACATTAAAATGTATTGCCTTGCCTTTGAATCAAAATATAAGAGACCAGAAAAATAGCAGAGCTTGGGAAAATGTAACACTTAAAGAATTAGTCACTCAAATAGCGAGTAAACATGAAATGAGTGCTGAAACACACTGTGAAGATGAATTTTATAAAAGATTGGATCAAGACAAAGAAACAGACTTGGAATTTATTAATCGGGTTGTAAAGGAAACAGGACTTAATATGAAATTATCTGACGATAAAATAATTATTTTTGATGACGAAAAGATGGAAGAAAATGAAACAATAGAAAAGTGGAATATACACGATTACAGGATAAGAAGTTTTTCTTTAAAGAAGAAAAATAAGGAAATATATGACAAAGTCGAAGTTAGTTATTATGATGCGGATAAGAAAAAGATAATTAGGGAAATAATTACAAAAGAAGAATTAGAAAAACGAAATAATGTAGAAACTGATTCATAAAAATTAAATAGCAAAAAGAAGTGATGTGAATGGCAACAAATAAGAAAAACAGTAAAACTACTATTAAAAGCAGTAAAGAGAAATTGAAACAAAAGGCAGAATCTAAACCTAAAACAACCAAAAAAGAAAAGACAAAAAAGATAACGACTAAAGGTAAGAGTACTGCCAAAAGAGTAGCTAAAAAGACTTTAAAAGACAACTTAAAACAGGAGTGTCAAGTAACATTGACCGCAGACGGTTCAACTGATTATGTCGCAGGCGGAATTATTGAACTCGATGAAAGTTGGGGCGAGTTTGAAGGAAAATATATCATTGATAAAGTTACTCACACTGTAAATGGGGATTACACTTGTGAAATGGAAATGATGAAAATAGGTGCTAGAGAAAAGGCTACCGAAAAAGCTAAACAGCAGACTAAGGAAGAACAGAAGAAAAAGGAAGCTGAAAAAGCTAAAAAGAAAGGTTCTAAAAAGTCAAAAAGCAAGAAAAGTACAAAGAAAACAGGCAAAAAAGTGAGAGATAGGAAAAATAGTAAGAGCACTAAAAAATCTAGTAAAAAGAAATAGATTGATATAGGACAATGACAACTAAATATAATAACTGTGATAAGATGTTGACAAATTTCAAAAGGTGCAATATAATAGTTCCGTAGAGAACGGAAAGGAGGATATAAGGTAATGAACATAATCGAAAAAATTCATCTACTTGCCAGTATCTGTACAATTTTACAATTTGTATATATGATATACAAAGAGTATAAAGACAGAAACGACAAGAAGAAATAACCAACAACGAGGCTATGGTTGCCAAACCCTCTAGCCTTTTCTCTACACTTTAATAAAAAAAATAGAAAGAGGTAGCTATTATGTATGAAAAAATACAACTGGTATTATCAGTAACGATAATAATTTTATTCTGCACTTTCTGGACTATAAAATTTATAAAATGGAAAAAAAGCAAAAAAAAATAAGCCCAACAACGAGGGCTTGAACATAATCGAATTTTATTTGATTATATTATAGCATATTTTGAAAAAAAGTCAAGATAAAAACTATTATCACAGTCATTAATTTGATTGTGATTTTTTTGTTACAAAATTTTTGAAAGGTGGTGAAAATAGATGGATTTAATAAAACAAGGAGAAATAAACAGTATTGATGTAAAAAATGGAAAAGCAAGAGTTATTTTCCTTGATAGAGATAACAAAGTAAGTGACTGGCTTAATATATTAGTTCCTTTTTCCGACAGTCACAGTGATTCTTATAATCTAGCTGTAGGTCAAAGTGTATTGGTTTTATCACTTCCAGATATGCCTGAAGTTGGTTATATTCTTGGCTGTCCAATGAGAGCTAGTGAAATCAAGGAGGGTGAAGTAAAAAGAACTTTTTCAGATGGAGGGTTTTACAGCTATTTAAATGGAACTTTAACACTTAATCCTGTATCGGAAGTTGTAATTAATGCAAATACTACTGTTAATGGGAATTTGACTGTTAGTGGAACTACTATCACAGGTGGAAGTATTAATCTTAATACTCATAAGCACGATGGTGTTACTGCTGGTGGAGATATGACTGGAGGTCCGCAATGATAGGAAGTTTTGGAGATGTTGTGTTTGAAATATCTGATAAAAAAGTATTTTCAATTAACAACGAAATAAATAGAGCATACAAATCTAAAATATCTGAACATACAGCAATATTTGGACCAGGTATGATAAGGCATCAGGGAAGGGAATTAACAGAATTGAGTTTTGGTATTTCTTTGGTTGCTTCGTTAATACCTGACACAACTCCATCAGAACAGCTTGATAAAATAAAAACTATGTGGGAGTTTGGGGAGTATGACTATTTAACATTAGGCGGGCAGACATTTGGAGCTTTTCCGTTTTTGATAATAGATATGAGCGAAAAAAGTTCTCATTTTAATAAAGAAACTTCTAACTTTGATTTTATAAATTTGCAATTGACATTAAAAGAGTATATAGACAATCCGCAAAAATACAATCAAATAATAGAACAGTTAAAAATTCAAAAAAAGGAGCAAGA